AAGATCTAATAGCAGACTTGAGTACTGCTTTTGAAAAAGAAAATCTCGAGGAGCTTGTTGATGCTATTGCATCTGCTATAGAGTCATATGTAAAATCAATGGACATAAAGCTAAAAATATCAGGAAAGCACAAAGATAAAGTTGACGTAGATGTAGATAAAATTGAATAATACATTGTATCCTTTTCAAAAGCTGAATATTTAACTATTGAGGAGTTAATATGGCAACATATAGTTTTAAAAGTGTTGGTGAGGCAATAGACTTAGAAAAGTTTAAATCCAACCCAGACAAGAAAACATCGTATGGATTCAAAACACCGCTAAGGAAGCCCAACACATCAGGATTGCTTGATACTCACTACTCCCTCAGTGATCAAATTAGGGATAATTTAAAAAACTTATTATTGACAAATAAGGGTGAGCGTCTTGGGCAATTTAATTTGGGCGCAGATTTGACACCGCTTGCAGCAGAAAAGCTAGCAAAAGACGATTTTGATGCAGCAGCAATTATAAAAATTCGAGATGCAGTCTCTTTATATATGCCGTTTATAGAACTTCATAATTTTACATCAGAAACTAGGGCAACTGAAGATTCTTCAGTTTCCATGTTTGCACTTATTATAACGTACGATGTGCCGGATCTTAAGATAATTGAAGATAAAATAGAATTAAACATACTTTGTGTAGGATAAAATGAGTAAAAAATCAATAGTTGAAACACTTAAAAGAGAAAAGCAAAGAAAATATCTCAATAAAGATTTCGAATCTTTTAGAGCCGATTTGCTAAACTATGCTAGAACATACTTTCCAGATAGTTTAAATGACTTTTCAGATCCCTCTGTAGGCGGCTTACTTCTTGATATGGCAGCATACGTGGGTGATGTCATGTCATTCTATATGGATCATCAGTTTAGTGAGCTAAGTATAGAGACTGCATCAGAAGAGGTAAATATTGCCAGGCTTGTAGAGTCAGCAGGTGTAAGAGTAGAAGGGGCTTCACCTGCATTCTGTTCAGTTTCTTTTTCCATCATAGTTCCAGCTGAATATTCCGGAGGAAAATATATCCCACTAGATACATCATTGCCTATTGTAAAACAAGGCACAAAAATAAGCTCTAAGCAAGGTGTCATATTTCAACTTCTTGAAGACGTAGATTTTTCAAAAAGGGATGACAGCAATGATCTATACTCTGACGTAGAGGTTTCATCATATGACTCTACTGGTGCAGTAAAGTATTTTAAGCTTACTCTTGTTGGGCCCTGCACGTCTTCTATTGAAAAAACAAAAACAAAATCAGTCGGTGCTTTCGCAAGGTTTCCGACAATAACATTGCAAGATTCAAATATAACAGAGATTACTAGTGTAGTTGACGCAGAGGGAAAAAAATACCACGAAGTAGAGTACCTTACACAGGACGTTGTTTTTAAAAGGGCATTAAACGTAGCAGGTGACCACGAGCTAGTTCCGGAAACTGTTGAGCTCATTCCTGCGACTAGAAGATATATCTCTAGATACGACAGGATAACAAAAAAGACAGTGTTAACATTTGGATCTGGAAACGAAGCTACATTAGATGACGACATTATTCCAGATCCTAGTGAGTTATCAATTCCGCTATACGGAAAAAAGACACTATCTAGGTTCTCAATAGACCCGTCAAAAATGCTGGATACAAGATCATTTGGAATTGCCCCGAGCCAGACAACGCTAACAGTATCCTACAGGGCGGGAGGCGGATTACATCACAATATTACTCCGAGGTCTGTATCTTCGATAGCAAGCCTTATTATGACGTTTGATAAAGACCCTGGTAATAAAATAACTGCTCAGGTAAGAGGCTCACTATCTGTTGATAATATTAGTGCAGCTTCGGGTGGAGAAGATGAGCCAACACTTGATGATCTTAGACAAAGAGTAAAAACTTACAGGTCATCACAGTCGAGAATTGTTACAAAAGAAGACTTAATAGCAAGGGTATATACAATGCCTTCAAACTTTGGAAGGGTGTTTAGGCTTGCTGTAAAAGATAATCCAGCTAACCCACTTGCAACACGGCTTCATATTATAAGTAGAGACAGGGATAGTAAGCTTGTTGTATCTCCAGATTCTCTTAAGAAAAATCTAAGAGAATATATAAATCAGTACAGGCTGGTATCGGATGCAATTGACATATTGGATTCTGATATTATAAACATAAAAATAAATTATGAAGTTATTATCGATGGAACATCACAAACACCCATAGTTTTAAGCAGTATCAATCTTAAGCTTAAAAAGTTTTTTGATATTAAAAATTGGCAAATTGATCAGCCGATATTAAGAACCGATATTGTTAATTTAATAATTAATACTCCTGGTGTTATATCTTTATCTAATTTAAAAATTGGAAACATATCCGGATCTGTAGACGGACGAGAATATAGCAACAAAACATTCAATATTAAACTTAATACACTGAAGAAGATGATTATACCTCCGACTGGAGGAATATTTGAAATAAGGTTTCCAGATAGCGACATTGTCGGCACAGGCCAATAGGTATAAATTATGTATCTTATATTAACAGCAAGTAGTGACACATACATTACAAATAAAATTTTAAATAATTCATATAGGGTTACTGACGCAAATGTCGGTAATGCATCAACATTGGATCTATTTAAACTATATGCAGAATCAACAATTAAAAATGAAACAAACCCAATTGAACTATCTAGAATTTTAATAAAGTTTGACTATGATAAGCTTAGATCTCTTACTGGATCAAATCTTGACATAGCACATAGCTCGTTTAAGTGCTATTTGAAAATGTCTGATGTTTATGGTGGACAAACTGTTCCGAGCAACTTTAAAGTACAAGTATTCCCGCTTTCAAAGTCTTTTGATGAGGGCCCCGGAAGAGATATAGTTACGTTTGCTGATCTAGGCGGTGTAAACTTTATAACAGCGTCTGTATCAGGTGATACAGCAATTGCATGGGACGCTACAGGATCCAACGCTCAAGGACTACTAGGTTCAGATGACATAGACATAATAGCTAGCGGGAATCTCAACGATGGCAACGGCATTATAAATTTATGGCAGCAACAATTATTTGAAACGGGCGAAGAGGATCTATCGATTGATATTACAACGCTTGTATCTGCATCTCTTAAGGATATTATACCAGATTGCGGATTTAGAATATCGTTTTCCGGAAGTCATGAAACAGATTCAAAGTCTAGATTTGTAAAGAGGTTTGCATCTCGACATACACAACAATCAAACCTTAGGCCAAAAATAGTTGTAACGTATGATGATTCAACCGTAGACCATATAGGAATGTTTGAATTTGATGTAACAGGATCTATATTTCTAAACAACTATCAGCGCGGTGTTCCTAAAAATATCTTGTCAGGATCTGCAGCAACAGAAATTACTGGAAGTGATTCACTTCTTGTAACCCTTACATCTGGCAGTTTTTCTAAAGTCATTACTGGCTCGCAGCATACTATAGGCTCTAAGTATATTGACGGTTTTTACTCTGCATCATTTGCAATATCACAATATGAGTCAAGCCTTAGGGGGGAAGTAGTAAGTGCTGCTTCTGCATCATTTAAAACTTTGTGGGGTTCTCTCGATGGCTCAATAGGCTACCATACAGGATCTCTTATTATAAAAAATCAAAATAGAGGATCTTCTGGACAGAGCCCAAACAGGCTGTACTTGAACGTGACAAACTTAAAAAGCACATATTTCAATGATCAAAAAGTAATATTTAGAACATTTATAGAAAATACTAGTAGAGAACTAAAAGCTTTGAAGCTTCCTTTTGAATCAAAATCAGAAGTTTTTGAAAGTGTTTTTTATCAAGTAAGAGATGTTAATTCAGATAAGATAATAATTCCATTTCACAAAAACGGAACTAAGCTATCTTCTGATGCTGACGGGATGTATTTTAAGCTCGACATGTCGAGCTTGTATGGGGGTGTTTACGTTTTTGATTTCCAGATATCAGATTTAGGTGTAGACAGAGTGTTTACAGCAGCCAGCGCAAAATTTAGAGTAGAT